ATGTGACAGTTATCGGTGATCCAGTAATCACTGCTGACCTGAACACCTACCAGATGGCTGAGGTCACTGTGAACTGGGTGAGTAAGGTTAATCCATTGCCTTATGAGTTCGATACAGATACCTTCCTTGAAGGGCTTTACTACATCATTAGCTATACAGGAAGTTCTGGAAGCACTTATGTAGGCAACACCATTACAAGTGCATGCACAAACCCGCAGAGTGTTACTTTTTCAGCTGTTCTAAACATTGGAGCTATCTCCGGTGCGCCTGACCAAGTATGGTCAATTGAGGAGTCTGAAGACAGTGATGACATCACAGACATTAGTCTTGAAATTGACCCTGCAACTGGTGTGCTTACTTGGAATCCTGCTAGTTTTACTGGAACTTACATTTTTACGGTTACAGTGACTAATGAGTACGGATGTGTATTTGGTCAGGAGACCATCACATTGATTGTTGATTGCCCATAAGAAGGCTAATTGAATTATGGAAGAGTTAATCGGGATACTACTATCAAAGTTGCTAGATCGGGAAATCCGGGAAGGCAGGCACGACTACATTGTGGAAGCTCGTGAGAAAGCCGAGGAATTGGAGTATCACTTTGAGAACGAGTATCCCGACAAACTCCTCCACACTCAACATCCAAGCGAAGAGCCTTGGATGAAGGAGTACAGGAGGCGGAGATGGCAAGCTCCAACAACAACTGCGACCGGGAGAGTGTTCACTTTCCTTCAGAAGATTCAACAGGCTGATGATTTTAAAATCACTTTTGAATCTGACTTTAAAAAGACAGGCATAGCTGAGCGCATAGGGCTAATGGATAACACCCTAAAGCATTATGTGGAGTATGAGCTGCCAAAGACAGGAAGCCTAGAGAAGTGGCTTTTCAATGTGTTTTTAAAGACTTATCTAAAAGATTCCAATGCGGTAGTTATCACCATGCCTGATTATGATGACTTCATTGAGAACCCATCAGGCACAACTACACTAGACTGGTCTAAGCCTTACCCACACATCATAGAGAGTGAATACTTAATCTGGGAAGGTGAGGATTATGTGATTACTAAGACTGAGGACTACAAGGACATGAACCGCAAGAAGTGGGATCAGTTCTTATGCTTTACGACTGAAGGTCTGATACTATTCAGACAGATTAATGAGTACACCTATGAGCAGCCATTCCAGATATTTATCCTGCCTTATCAATTTGGCTATCTGCCAGCCTGTAAAGTAGGCAACATTATTTACGAAGAAGAAGATGGTCAGTTAGTCTATGACTCAGTCCTTGCTCCATGCCTACCAGCCTGGAATGAAGTGCTGTTCAGGACTGATGACTTAAATATACTTTGGGCAACACATGCCCTGCCCCAGAAGTGGGCATTGAAGATGTCACCATGCAAGACCTGCAATGGTACTGGCATAAGGACTAATCGCAAAGAGGAAAAGATAGGCTGTAATGATTGCCAAGGCTCTGGCAGAGCATCTAGCTCACCATTTGGGCTGATGGAGATCAACATTGACCGAGTTAGTGCTGTCAATCCTACACCATTAGTTCCTCCAGTGCCTCCGGCTGGTTACATTGAGAGGCCAACAGAGACTGTTAAGCTATTCCAGGAGGACATACTTCAGAAGGAGTTTCAGGGCTTCAAGGCCATTGGTCTGGAATTGCTTGGACAGATTCCAGCTGCTCAGTCAGGCATAGCTAAAGAGTATGACAGGAAGGAGCTTAATACCTTCTGCTTCTCAGTGACCGTGCATCTGGCTCAGGTTTATCGTAAAATCTGCTTCTATATCATGCTTCAGAGGTATAATGCACTTTTTGCATCATCCTTGATGGACAGCGATAAGATACAGGCTGCACTTCCTCAAATCACTGTGCCTACTGACTACGATGTAATGACCTCTGACATGGTAGCAGAGCAGTTAAGGAAGGCAGTGGATAGCAAGTTCAATCCACTGATTACCGCTGGCATTGAGATGGACTATGTTGAGAAACTCTATGGAGAGAATAGCATCCAAAAGACATACTTCAAACTATTAAGTAGCCTCGATCCATTGCCATTCAAAAGTACAGATGAGAAAACAGTTCTGCTTGCATCTAATGGATGCTCTCAGCTGGATTACATCCTAAGTGCTAACCTTGCTGCCTTTATCACTCTAAAGGTGGAGGAGGATGCTACCTGGTATGATAAACCATTCAATGTGCAGAAGGCAGAAGTGTATGCACTGGCAGCAGAGAAGCAGGCAGAGATAAGGGCAGGAGTAGTGCCAATAATGCCTGAAGGATTATGATATGGCTAAGACTCCTGAGCAGTTAATCAAGCAAATTCAGGAACTCCAGATGGCGATTGAAAGCCGGATGGATGATGCTCTGCCAAGAGTTTTCTCAAAACTATCTGACCAGGTAATTGACCTTGCCTCTAATTTATCACTTGATCCTAAAGACAGGGCAAAGTCATTAAAGGAACTAATCAAACTAAAGAAGGACATTGCTGACACTATTATTAGTAACGCTCCTTATCAACTTCAGGTTGCGGAAGTCATCAAAGGATTCGAACTCCTCTCAGAGTTAAGCAATGAATACATCACCATTGCCATAGGTGATTTTAGTGAGAAGAAGGCACTCTATAAGGCTATCCTGGAGACTAACATAGCTACCACTAAGGATGCTCTGCTAGGTGCTGGCATCAGGGAGAACTTCGGCACAGCGATTCAAGAAGTCCTAAAGGACAACATTGCTGGAATAGGCTCACGATCTCAGCTTAATAACACATTAAGAAAGTTTATTGAAGGAACAGAGCAAGAAGCACCATTCTTGAACCGATACATTAAGCAGACTACCAATGATGCTGTAATGACATTCAATGCAGAATACATTCAGACCATTGCCGATGACCTGGATGTAGAGTATTACCTCTATGCAGGCACACTGATAGCCGACTCCAGACCCTTCTGCCAGGCAAGAGCAGGCAGATACTTCACTACCGATCAAGTCAAAGCATGGCCTAATCTAAAGGGCTGGAGTGGGCGGATGGCAGGCACTAACAGCAGCACAATATTTATTTATAGAGGAGGCTACAATTGCCGACATCAGCTTTGGCCAGTTGCCAAGGAGCAGTATGAAGCTGCTCAGGAGAAAGGCAGAGCAGGCCTAAAATAACTGCAAAACAATTATTCAATTATTTTCTCGATAGGCAATCAGCATCGAGATAGGCTTTAGATGCTTCTGCTCCACTACAAGTCTCTTGCCATGCCCTAAATCCATCTCTACCAGGCATTGCTCAATTGACTGCTTCCTAATGTATCCTAATATGGAAACTTCTAATGCCTCCTCATTGACATAGCATAATATAAACACATCAGCTCCTATCTCCTTTCGATTGTTAAAGACTAACCTGCCTGTCTTATACTTGGTTGATTTAACTTGAATGTCATACTCTCCCAGCATCAGGTCGGTACTGCCTCCATCTCCTTCCAAGTTAATTGTAGTGTCAAATGGCAGCTTTAGAGCCTTAGCCACAGCATATTCACCAAGTACACCTAATAAGTCAGCCTGTGCTTGTGTATTTCCCCAGCGAGCTACTGAGGGGCGGTTAGGATTAACCTGATCTTTGATGAAGTGCCTGCCTGTTGCTAGCACTTTGAGAAACTTTAATTCTCGCTCTGTGATAGTTATGTTCAAGGCGCATAAGGGATTACAATATTAACTCTAAAATATTGATATTTACCTAATGAAAAAGGCAAAAACAGGCAGCACTCCGGTTGCTAAAATTAGCTTCGGTAAGAGAAGAGAGGGCAAGCACCGGAAGGCTAGAAGGCCAAAGGAAGGCAATCAGAAGAAGTATAAAGGACAAGGAAGATAATGGCAGAGAAGAAGTACAAGACCAAGGTCAATGGCAAGACAGTGAAGTTCGGAGCTAAAGGCTACTCCATTGCACCGGGTACTGCCAAGGGTGATAACTACTGCGCTCGTTCTTCTGGAATCAAGAAGTGCAAAAACCCACCATGTGCCAATGACTTAAGCCGGAAGGCATGGGGATGTGTTGGCAAAAAGTCTGTAAAAAGTGCAGCAAAAAAATTCACTCGCATCAAGTAACTTTACACAATGCAACTAAAGCATTTTACACTTTCGGAGTTTGACTCTCCAGATGCTCCAGGATCAGGCAGCAACATGAAGCCTGCATTCATGCAGAGGCTTGACAATGCCAGAGCTATTGCCGGAGTGCCATTTAAGATTAACTCAGGCTTTAGAACCACCGTTCATAATGCTAAAGTTGGAGGAGTTGCTGACAGTTCACACACACAGGGATGGGCAGCAGACATAGCAGCTACCTCCGGCACATCTAAGTTTCAAATTGTGAATGCCCTGCTTAAAGCTGGATTCACTCGCATTGGGATTGCAAGTTCATTTGTGCATGTGGACTCTGATCCTTCAAAGCCTGCCCAGGTCATCTGGACATACTAATATGACAAACGAATTAAGGGAGGAGCTTGTTAAATTCATACATGATACTCCTGCCTATGGAGCTATCATAATTACTAAGTTGTCAAACCCAGAACCTCATTTCTACAATCCAGTTGAGGAGTGGCTATACCATCACGGTTGGTCAATCATTCTATTATACAGACTTTACCGGATGGTTCTTGACATTCATAAGGAAAACATGCAACAGGTTATGTTTCATAATGATAATGGTGATCTTGTTTCTATGACTCTCTATGCTAAAAAAATTCAGCAAATCAAATCCATATTCAAATGAAAATTTCAAGAGACACATTTGTGACACTGCTGGCATTTCTAGTATATATAGCAGGAGACATATACACTGCTCGCAATGCACATCAAAAGCTGGACAAGCTAATTAAAGACAATGAGGAATGGACAGCAGCAGCATATTGGAAGAGTGCCAGAACAGAGGGCAGAATTGATAGTCTTAAAGTTGAGACAGAGGCACTGGCTAAGACAATTATTTACTTGGACTCATGCCAGAACAACAAGACACAGAAGCAGGACAGAGCAGAGAGAAGAGGCAAGTTCGTGGGAGGATTGCTGAAAGGACTGTTCCCCGGTCTGTGAGCCATCATGCCTTGTTCAGCAAGCGCATGCAAGTCTATGCGTACACTTGCACCTCTGTGGTGATGGTAGGTTTGCTCGTTGGTGTAGGTTGGCTTTATAAGATTGAAAAAGTACAAGCATCGGATTCCGTGCTGATGTTTATTTTAGGGCAGGTATTGAGTGCCTGGGTAGCTTTGACTAATAAGATATTCCGCATCACTGCACCCAATATCGGCAGTGCTGATAATTAGTTACTTTTGTAATTATGAATTGCCTCCAGAACTACATCGGACTTAAAGGCTGCACTGCTGGTGAGCCATTGTCTGGCATATACATCAATGATTATCCGGGCATGAGTTCGGAACTGCTCGATAAGATTGCCACACCGGAGCAGGCTAGTTATGTGGGCATGTGGAACTCTGCTCAGTCTGTGAGCTACATCAGGATCAAGAGAGACATTCAGGCTGCATTATTTACATCAGCAGAGGCTCAGCTAGATCAGGTGCTATTTCAGTCTAACAAGCAGTTTGTTCAGCAATGGCAACAGATTACAACTGTGCCATCTGAGGCTATCCTTAAAGGTGCATTTGTCAGTGTTCAGGGCAGTAAGTATCTGGCCTTGAGAGTTAAGCAGATATATGTTTACAATGCCGGTGCGCCTGTTGCCGGAGTGCCTTGGTACATCTACCAGACTCAGGATGGTAAGTTGCTGGATAGTGGCACTGCCGACTTGATTTCCGGCATGAATTACATTCCGGTCAATAATGAGTTCTACTCAGACTTTGACAAGATTAACATGATGGTGGCAATTGATTGCACCAATGTGCCTACTACATCAGGCTTCTTTACCGACTGGGGCTGGAATCAGATGGACTTGGAATGTGCTACCAGATTCACTTTCCTCTGGCGCAATGGCTGGAGCATCTTTCCAGTTACTGCTCCGCTAGGCTATGGGTTAGGAGATAGCTGGAGTCAAGACAATAGCCAATCAGGAGTGTATATAGATGCTCAGTTACTATGCTCACTTGATAGCTTCATCTGCCAGCAGCAAGAGTTTCTAATTGATGCCTGGGCTAACCTGTTGTGCTATCAGATACTCTGGCAGAAGGTGGCAAGTCCTAGAGCTAACTACTTTGCTCAGGGCAATCGTGAGTTTACTGAGAGAGCTATGGCTACCTTCTTAGATGGCTATCAGCAGTCGCTGGCAATCTGGGCAAGGCAGCTCAATCTAAGAGGTGAAGGCCTGTGCTTTAATTGTGATAATGCCGGACTAATCCAGCAAGGCTTTGTTAGGCCTTAATACCTTTTGGTATTATACCAATTGGTATAATGCTTTAGGATAATTTCTCAATCTCGCGATTAAGATAC